CACGGCGCGAAACGGCTGGCATTGCATCGCCATCGGCGACGGCACCGCCTGGGTGAGCGACAAATACGCACGGATGGAGGGATAGCCAATGGATTTGCCGGAAATCACGCGCAACATCGTGGAACTGCGCGAATTCGAAGCCGGTGCGCGCGAACAGATCCGCACGATATTCAACCGATTGGACAAGCAGGACGCCATCATCGATTCCCTGCGCGCACTCACGGCGAACGTCGGCACGCTGGCCGAAGGGCAGGAGCGCATCGAAAAAAACGTGAAAGCCGTGCGCGCGGATGTGGATGAACTAAAGGAGCGGCCGATGAAGAATTATGACAAGGTGCGGTGGACTATTGTCACCGCGCTGGCCAGTGGCATTGTGGGTTATGTGCTCAAGTATCTGGTAGACAAACTGTAAGGAGGGATAAGCATGATCGATTTGACGCCCATCTTGGAGGCAATTCTCGCGCTGCTGGCGGCGCTGGTGACGTACAAGCTGATCCCGTGGATCAAGAGCAAGACCACGGCGGAACAGCAATCGCTGCTCGCGGCCACGGTCAAAACGCTGGTGTACGCCGCCGAGCAGCTCTATGGCGCGGGCAAAGGCGCGGAAAAGCTCGATTACGTGATCAAGGAGCTGGAAGCGCGCGGCTTCACCGCCGACCGCGCCGCCATCGAGGCCGCCGTGGCAGAGCAGCTGAATTCGGCAAACAGCGGTGCGGAGGCCAAGAAGGCATAAATTGCATCACGAAACGCGCTACCGCTAAAAGAAAATTGTAAACTCAAATGCGGACAATATTGCCGCCGGGAGCGAATCGGCTCCACCATAAAAGGACTGAAACTTTGATACAAGGTTTCAGTCCTTTTCTTTATATTCTTGCAGAATCCTAATGCAAAATGGCAAATGCACCCGGGAATATGAATGATTCCGGCATATTTCCTTCGCCGCCATCCCCGGGATGAATTTCCGCTGAAAAACTGTATAGATAGAATGCACCCACACTCTCTGGAGGGTGCATAACAAAACGATTGCTCATGCTTTCGTTTTGACATTAGGGCTTTTATTTTGCGAATAGCCCTTTCGTTTTGTTTTGGGTGCAAAATGCTTATTTTTGACAGAATTCTCTTATTTTATCGATGTAAAGCTTGAAGTGATCAATGAGAGCCGCAGGATATTGTGCCCCCAGCGCTTCTAGCATGCTTTCGACTTCTTCATTTGGAATAGACAAAAATCGGGAACACATATCATCCAGAGCAGCGTCAAAAAAAGCCTTATCACATACCTGCTGATCAATAACAAGCAATTCATACGCCGCAAGCGTGCTGGGGTAATAATCTAAGGACGATGTTGCCAGCTGAGCAACTAAATCTTTGGAAAACAAATGTGAGAGTTGCTCCTGGTGCTCCATAACCATAATAGTAAAATCTGATGAACGGAAGCCTTCTGCAAAGTCAAATGTGAAAAGAGTTCCATCCGAAAACAGAAAATCCGTTTTATCTCGGTCTTCGAACAGACAGTGCGCAATCACTCCGTGAACATAGGCGTGCAGCAATTGTTCAGAGTCTTTCACCTGTTCCAAACATGGCTTTGGTTGAGAGATAAGATACTCGATTGCTACGGCATAATCACCTTCTTTAGGCGACACCAGATAAGCCCACGGTACATTTACCCCCATAAGCTTTGCAAGGCGCAATCCGATAAACTCGTTGCATGCACACTCCCTGCTACCACCCTTAATGACATAAGCCACACCATCGCCTTGTTTCGGTATAGCAAATTGCTTATTGCCGCTCAAACCGCCATCAGTAAATGGTCTGAATTTATAGTCCTTACGATTGAGAAAAAACGAATTCCTCACAAGATTCACCGCCCGCTTGCATCGCTTTTTTCGAACTGTATTTGCTGTTCTTACGGTGGCTTCCATTTTCATCAACAACAATATTACTTCTCCGGGCACGTTCAGCCTGCACTTCAGAAAACTGCTCACCGGTAATAATCGCTGGATGGGATGCCGTTGCAAGATATGTTATGTGTGAAACCGAATCAACCGGCTTGGTTGTGTCCGCATATTTTTTTAGTATGACCACGTCGCCAGTGTATTTTTTATTTTTGAGCATGACTTCGATACTACGTTTGGACCATTTTTCTTTCCCCGTGGGCGAAGGTATTTTCAACTCATAGAGTGATGCAATGATTCCGACCACGCTTTTTCCGGAAAGATACATCGAAAAAATCAACCGAACGACATCCGCCTGCTGTTCGTTGATGGTCAGTTCCCCAGCAGCATCGTTCTCATATCCATAGCATGGGCGGGAGTACAGACGCGAGGAACCATTTTCCAGTCGCCGCTGGATACCCCAATTTACATTCTGACGCCGGATCTCATTTTCGGCTTCGGAAACACTGCTCATAATCGAAATAAGCAAAGTGTGCTCTGGATCGCTGCTGTCGAGGTTTTCCTGTTCAAAAATGACATGCACGCCAGACTGATGAAGTAGTTTTATCATTTGCAGTGCTTCGGTTACATTTCGGCCGAACCGACTGATGCTTTTGCAGAGAACAATATCAAACTTTCGATTGGCTGCATCGTCCAGAAGGCGCATGAACTCTGTGCGTCCAGCGATTGTTGATCCACTCCGGAAATCCAAGTAAATGTCGCACAGTGTCCACATCGGATTCTCTGCAACCAGCTGTGTGAGCTTAGAAACTTGATTCGTCATGCTATTCAGTTGTTCCTGCGTATGTGTGCTGGTTCTGCAATAAATCACTACTCGGTGCAAATCGAATGCTAGACGTTGGGGCAGTATCTTTGTGATGGCACGGCTGGGCATCGGCTATTTCCTTTCATGCTTTATTACCACGTCTGTTTTACAAAAGAAATCTTAGCTTTTTTTAAAGCAACCCAGTCGCCTTTCAGTTCTGTTGCGTCCAATGCTTCATATGCAAAAACCCATAGAGGATCGAACGTATTAGGATCTTTAGAAGAAAGTCCCAGAGCATACGTATGTAGCGTATTAATATCGGATTGCATATTCCAATGCTTGCAATAAAGATACGCCATCAACATATAAATGCAGTCTTGGCTAGTAATAATGTCATTGATGTTAATGCTAGTAATTTGGCAGTTGTGCAATAAGGCATAGTATAAAACATAAGCAGTGGTTTCATAATTATGGGTTTGCCTGCCAACATCATACAGGATTTCAAGAATATTTTTGATTGCACTATCGGAAACAGAAAATGCCTGAAAAACATATTCCTCCAACAACGGAACTAGATATGGATAAATCACAGTAAGATGGAAGATCGTTTTTTCGCAGCAACGTTTAGCATTTTCTGTTAACGGCATATCCTTTAGAACCTTGATGGCATACTTCAGTATGGAAGAATTCATACCATTCTTTTGCATTAGCTCGACCGCAAAATCCAAATATCCTTGTGCAGATTTGTAATTTACCTTGCCATAACTTGCAAGCAAACTAACCGAATTGAGTTGGCGATCCCATTGTTCAATAGTCGCTTGAGGCAGTTCTGCAATTTGTGTCTTCTTGGTATTTAATGTCAGTTCGTATGTGCGTAGATGCTTCTCCAATTCATAAAGGAAATTCTGTGCTTCGTCATAGGTTTTTACATAACAAGTATAGTCATCGATATTACGGACATATTTCCAATGCGGAGAAAGTTCTGCGTCGATGGCACAAAGTATCATCTCGGCAAGCAGATTCGAGGCATGCGGTCCTATAAGCAAACCATGAGTCTGACCATCTTTCATCCGCGACGCACAACTATCTATTCTATTAAACCATTTTGAATTGTGTCCGGGGCCCATTTGCTGACGGGCATTATCCTTGCCGACGAGAGCCCAGGGTAATGCATGTGTATATATGCTCGGGAAACATTGAGATATATCGGCATGCACAACATATCTGCTTCCAATAAGAAAATCAGGATTGGGAGATCCATCAGTTTTCCAAACAGGATAGTTCATTTCAAATAAATGCTTTTTCCCTTTAATCTTGCGGATGTGAATCCTACTTACCTTGACAGACGAACTCTGTGTTTTGTTGCGGAAGTATTGCTGTATATCTGCCCAATTGTTTTTTAATAGAGAGCACATTGCATAGTACGACATGGGGGTTGGAATGCCCAAGATACGGGGTACGTTTGTATTACGAATATTTGAATATATTGCAAATTGATGCCATTTCTTTTGATCATATGTCGGGTTGTGAGTTTTACAATAGGAATAATATGCTTCCGAGGAAAGGCACGGAGGCATTTTGTCAGCAAACAGCCCATATCCAAGTAGACCTTCAAATAATTCATCAGCGGAAATTTCATCCATATAGTCAGCGTACGTTTTATACATGACATATCTCTCCTCAGAAATAGCCTAATGAATTTTATCCTGTGAAGATGTGTGATTCATACACATTATATTCGAAAAATGCTGAAAATACAAGGAAAAACTGGATGAACCCAAACGTTTTGGTTATTAGCCTAATGAAAGCATAAAAGGACTGAAACTTTGATACAAGGTTTCAGTCCTTTTCTTTATGTTCTTGCAGAAACCTAATGCGAAACGGCAAATGCACCCGGGAATTTGCATTAGTTCCGTCCTATACCGTCACCATCGATTTCCACCCGGAATCCTGTTGAAAAACCGAATACGGAAAATGCACCCACTCTCCTCGGTGGGTGCATAACAAAACGATTGCTCAGGCTTTCGTTTTGACATTAGGGCTTTCGTTTTGTCGAATAGCCCTTTCGTTTTGTTTTTGGGTGCAAATGTATTTTGGGGTAGCGGCATCTATTCTTTGGGTATTCAAAGAGCAGTGATATCTCTTTTCATACCACTGCTCTTTATGTTCCTTTTTATTTGTCTACGAGTTCCATAATGTCCGTGACATCACAGTCAAGGGCTTCACAGATTTTTACCAGTATGTCTGTTGTAATGTTCTCGCCCTTGCCTAACTTGGCGATGGATGCAGTACTAATACCTGTCATACGGCGAAGATCCTGTTTATTCAGGCCGCGATCAATAAGAAGATGCCATAATTTTTTATAACTGATTTTCAATGGTTCCCTCCGGTAGCTTATTCCTCATCATAAACATCATAAAGAAGACCATAACGTCCTTTCCCACGTGCCTTGGTGAATTCGTGATACTTGCATTTCGACTTCTCACCGAGCCATGTGGGCATTTTTTCTTTTTGGTCAATGAAAATAACTTGTCCGCTCTCCTGATGGTCGAGCAGGTACTGGATGAAAGAATCACGGATGACATTTGCCTTCTCACCGTATTGTGTTTCAGAAAGCTGAGTGAGCGCAGAGTCCAGAATAAGAATTCCTGGCGTGTGCGCACCGGATTCGTACAGCACCTCCCGAATCGCAAGCAAAACAACTGAGTTCAGGATTCCGCAAAAACCGCCACCCATTACATTGGCCTTTTGCTTTCCGTTGACCTCGATGTCAAATGTAATAGTGTTCAGCCTTGCTGATGCCGCGCCCGGGAATTGGATTGCTTTCAATATTTCGGTAAGCTTCTCCTGAATTTTCTGGAACAAATCGAATCCATATTCAGCCTTGATATCATAATTGGGCTTGTTTTCGGTTTCTTCCAGTTCTCTCTGTCGCGTATACAAGTCGGCTTCGTAGCGCGTCTTTTCTGCCTTTATTGTCTTAATTTCTTGAGCACGCTGAGCGATCAGCGTATACTGCCGAAGCTGTTCTTTCAGAGCAGGAATTCTCGGCGACAGCGTAGAAGAAATCAGCTGATCGATTTCACTGCGGCGATCCTCCAGCCGCTGTACTTCGGCAGACAGCACACTTCTCTTTGCATCAATGTCTGATGACGCAATTCGCAGTTCTGCAAGATGGGATTTGATATGTGTGAGTTCCTGCAGGGTGGCTGTAAATAGCGGTTCAGCATTGTCAATCGCAATCTCTGCATTGCAGAAGGGGCATTGATGCGGTGTAGGTACATCGGTGCCAGCAGCTTCTGCATCAGCAATGAAGGCGAGTCGTTCCATATCCGAAGTATACTGGCTTTGCAAAGATTCAAATCTGCTGCGGATGGTATCGTATTCGCTGATTTTGCTGTTGCCTGCGTATATTTTCTCCATCAAAGAGCGGCTTTCTGTGATTGCTGTATCAATTTCGCGCTGGACGGAGTCGATCTCTGCCTGCACACACGCCGTTGCCTCATCCAGATTTGGTATGCTCGCAGCAGCCTGTTCTTCTTCCATTGCAACGATCTTCTCGCCTAGATGTTTTATACTTTCATCAATATAAGCGATGATCGCTTCCCGGCGTGCCTTTTTCAGCTTACGGTTCTCAGGTGTGTCAACTTCTGAGGCATCTTTGCCGGTTATCAGATAAAGAAGTGAAGCGAGAGAGGCGGTCTGCTGTGTAGGAGACTTGGGGTTCAAAAGCGCGGACGATGAACGAGCTATCTGCGTTTGATTTACAAAGAACAGGTGCATCATACCGCGCCAAGTCAGACCCTGCTTTTTTCCTTCTTTGCTGCTGAGAATTTGAACATGTTCATCAATTCCAATCAGTTTCAGCCAAACAGAACTGATGCTGTTTGCTCCATTAGCCGAAACAGAATATTCGCCGTGATTGATACGCTCATCGGTACCAGTGACTTTTATTTTCTTTTCATCGAGTTTCCGAGTCAAAATGACATTACCGTGTGGCGTCTTCACAACGAGCGTGAATTTATCGTAACCCCAATCTTTCTCAAACCGGAAGGGGTTGGTGGCAGATTCACTGAAGCCGAAGAGATAGTCGATCCCATCCATCACATGGCTTTTGCCGGTGTTTGAAGGACCAACAACAAATGTCAGCCCGTCAGAAAATTCAATGACTGAATCCGTTTTCCCAAGGCCAGAAATAATCAGGCGCTCAATGACAAATGGAAGCATCACATTTCCTCCCTTCCTTCAGATGAAGCTTTGGCCCATATTTGCCTAACAAGCTCAGTATCTGTATTGTGAGCATATTTCTCTATCACAGTATATGCAAGCTGGCAGTAGCTGTCCGCGTAAGCGCTGTTGAGCGTACTGCAATAATCACTGCCCGCAGCAGTGATCGCATAAGTGAACCCTCGGTCATCAGCATGGACTGATATCATCCCACGCAGTACGAGATGCCTTATTGCATCATTTGCCATGCTGCATCGAGAAGCATATTCACCATAACGATAACCACTGTTGCCGTTTAGGTTTTCAGCGGCAATACCAAAGTCGGCGGCGTATGTGCAAATGAAGTCCTCGGCGCATAACCTGCTCTCGGTCAGGGGATCTTTCCCTGACGCATGCAGCAAAAGCAGGTAGCGTATAGACAGTTCGAACACAGAACCCAATGCCTTAGCCATTCCGTTTCACCCACCTTAATCTGCCATCCGTCACAAGGAAATGGCACACGCCCTGCTCGATGCGGTTGTTTATCCAGTATGGAGAGCGGCTCAGGATGTACTGATCCACAGATGTCGCTATTGCCTGTTCCATTACATTCAGCATCCGTTCAAAGCCATCATCGTAACGTTTCAATGCAGTATTCCTGACGCCGGCATACACTTCGGATTTCAGCACAGAAAACTGATCCTGCAAATCGGCTCCCTGCAGTTCCATTATGCTGCATCTGATGGATTCAGCGGAGAAATAATCAATGCGGCGTTCTTTCAAATCCTCATCGTACTCGGGAAAGGAGGCCAGCGAAGATTGGTCAAAGCCGTCTACTTGTGCCGCTTGACCGTATGCTTCATAAAGCGCCTGAATATACACTTGTTCATGGTCAGCTAGTTTATCCGGAGGATCTTGCATATCAGGACGCGGCATACGACGGAGCGCTTGTTCGACCGCATCGCATGCATCGTTGAAATCACGCTTCCCCTTGGGGCTGGCAGCTTCCATGATGATCTGCTCAAGTACATCCGCGCACTTGGTGAGGATGTCGTCAAGCGAACCATCATTTACAATCCCATGATCATCAAGTGCTTTTGACAGTGCGATCAGAGAATCAAAGGACTGCGCATCTTCGCCAAGCACTTCGACGAAACGTTCCTTATCAATATGGTTATTAAATGGAATCGCATTGATGGCAGAAAAAGGAGACGCTCCGCTCAGAATCTTTCGAAGCGTACCAGCTTGTAGATCAAGCACTGGGCATTCAGTTTCCCAGTCTTCTTCCACTATTGCTCCGAGGATAAAGGTGACAAAGTCAGCCTTTCCTCGGCCTTTTTTTGTTTTTGGAGTAGCACCAAAGCCTTTCCTATCACCAAAGAATGGAAACAGCATATTTAAGTACTCCGATAAGGTCATGTATTTCCTCCTGATACCTGCTCGCTCAAACGCGATTCGCGTTTCATCGTGTTTACTCGCGTCCTCAAAGACCCAGTTTTAGTATACTGATCGTGCCAGATGACGGCGAGGGATAGAAATCCTTATATATAAGGGTATCACGCATGTTTGCGATTGTCAATCTTCCCTCTGTGAAAGCAGTCATCTGACGCCAAGTCAGGAAGCTTAGCTGGTGTACAACTGCTTTCCGAAGGCTGTCTGATTAGGCTAACTGAATACCTCTGCACCGACCATCGGAAGGGCGGCTGCAGTCCGAAGTGGAGTCATCCATAGGACTGGGCTTATTTGTCATGGTCGCGCGCACTTGGTGCTCCATTTCGGGATCAACCGAAAGGAGCGCCAAAATGAGGAATTACAAGACAAGCAAGGCAAATCGTGCAACTTATCGCTACTATGACATTGAGGGAAAACTCCGGTGTGAGCTTGTCCCCGGGCAGGATGGCGTAACAGAGGTTCTCATCCAGCAGTTACATGCTGTTGACGATGACGAGTTCGATGCCAGCCGCCGTGAAGCTTACCACATCCCGGTTCACTACATGGCCTATACCAGTGGTGATGCTGAGGAGGCTGAAGATCGAAACTCGTATCTTGCTGATGAAGCCGCTGATCCTTCGATCATTTTTGAAAAAGCAATCAGCCGGACGGAATTCAAATGTGCATTTCATGAACGGTGGAGCCGTCTGACAAAGGAACAGCAGCGGCTTGTGGTTCGTAAGGCTAGTGGTGAGACGAATGTTGCCATCGCAGCAGAGTTAGGGGTATCTGAAGCCGCAATCCGTAAACAGCTGAAGCGTATCCAGAAGCATTTCATTGATATCCATTAAGTACATTGGCGCCGCTCACACGAGTGGCGTCATTCTTTTATTCTTCGAGGGGGTTCGAAACCCGGCTTTCCTTCGCTTATCGCCAGAAGGCAGGTGTCCCATACGCCTTCTGGAATGGAGAAAAAGCGTGACCCAGCAAGAAAAAGAACAGATCTCAAAGCTCCGGGCAAACGGCGCCAGCTTCGGTAAGATTGCTTCGACGCTCGGTATATCCGTCAATACTGTCAAGTCCTACTGCAAGCGTAACCCTATGTCGACAGAGCCGATGCCTGCATCCAAAGCTGTCATTCATCCCGACCGTTGCCCGCAATGTAATGCTATGCTTGAGCAATCCTCCGGGCATAGACAGAAGCGCTTCTGCTCTCCGAAGTGCCGTATTGCATGGTGGGCAGCTCATCCGGAGCAGATGACTCGAAAGAAACTCTTCTCAGTTGAGTGCCAGCACTGCGGAGGCATTTTCATGCAGTATGGAAGCCGCCCGAGGAAGTTCTGCTCCCAGGGCTGTTATCTCGCCCATCGGTATGGTCAGGGTGGTGATGCTCATGGCTGATGATAAGGCGCTCATGTATTATCTGAGCACCATGCGTATTGCCCGGCAATGGCTGGGTTCGGGCCTCATTACCGATAGCGACTACGAGAAATTTGATACAATCGTTGCCGAAAAGTTTGGTGTATCCGCCCGCAGTATCTGGCGCGATATTAACTTGATAAAGCTGCCCTCTACGAAAGGGGGTATCTCTAGTGGAACGCACCATTCAACTGGTTCAGCCGATGAAGCTGGCTGAACGGAAACTGCTCCGGGTTGCGGCGTATGCACGTGTTTCGTGTGATAAGGATGCAATGAAGCATTCACTTGCTGCCCAAATCAGTTACTACAACGAATACATCCAGCGCAACCCCGATTGGGTCTTCGCCGGTATCTACGCCGATGAAGCCTACTCCGGTACAAAGGATGACCGTCCGCGCTTCGTGCAGCTGATCCAAGACTGCAAAGACGGAAAAATCGACAGGATCATCACCAAGTCCATCAGCCGCTTTGCCCGCAACACTGTCACCTTGCTCACAACGGTCAGAGACCTCAGACGCATGGGCATCGGTATTTACTTCGAGGAGCAGAACATCGACACGTTGACTGAAGCTGGCGAACTGATGATCACGCTTCTCGCTTCTCAGGCACAGGAAGAAAGCCGTGCCACCAGCGAGAACTGCAAATGGCGCATCAGAAAGAAGTTCGAAGAGGGCTATACCACGCACTTCAATTTGGTCGGCTACCATCAGGTGGACGGGCTGGTCAAAATGATCCCGGAAGAAGCAGAACTGGTCAAGCGCATTTTCCAGCTGTATCTTGAGGGATACGGTCAGCAGGCAATTGCCAACATCCTCTTTGAAGAGGATGCCCCTACCTGCTTGGGCGGCGAATGGTTCAGTACAACGATCAGAAGCATGCTTCGCAACGAGAAATATGCCGGCGATCTTCTTCTGCAAAAGTCCTTTGTCACTGATCACATCACAAAGGAAGTAAAGAAAAACAAAGGTGAAATGCCACAGTTTTTCATTCAGGATGATCATGAAGCCATCGTTCCCCATGAGGTATTCGAAGCTGTAAGGCGTGAAAACGCCCGCAGAGCCGCCAAGTACGGCAGTAACGGCGGAGAGACCTCTGAATTGACTTCACTGGTGAGATGCGGCATTTGTGGGAAGAACTACCGTCGCAAGAAAGCAAAAGCCAGATGGCTTTGGTGCTGCACCACCTATAACCTTCGCGGCAAAAAATACTGCGCATCGAAGGCGATCCCTGAAGAAACTTTGAGAAACGCATGCACTCAAGTGCTGGGGCTTGCAGAATATGATGCGGAAGCTGTAAAGAACCGCATCGAACGGATTGATGCCATGCCAGACAACCTTCTGGTTTTCCACCTGAAGGATGGTACAACCCTTGAAGTGAAATGGGTATTTCCTTCCCGTTCAGAAAGCTGGACGGTTGAAATGCGGGAAAAAGCTGCTGAGCAAATGAGGAGGCGTTATGCAAAGACAGGTAACTAAGCGGCAGGTACAGGTCATCCAGCCGACGATCAATGCAGGATTCATGCAGTCCACGCTGGCACCGGTGGTCAAAAAGCGTGTTGCCGCCTATGCCCGCGTTTCAACCGAGCACGAGGAGCAGCAGACCAGCTATGAGGCTCAGGTCGACTACTATACCAAGAAGATCAAAGAGCGTACTGACTGGGTTTTCGTTGAGGTCTATACCGACAAGGGTATCACAGGCACCAATACAAAACGGCGCGAAGGCTTCAATCGCATGGTCAAGGACGCCCTTGACGGAAAGATCGACTTGATCCTTACGAAGTCCGTTTCCCGCTTCGCCAGAAACACGGTCGATACCCTGACCACCATCCGCAAACTGAAGGAACGCGGCGTTGCGGTTTACTTTGAGGAGCAGAGCATAAATACGCTGGACGGCAAAGGCGAGTTGCTCATTACCATCATGTCCAGTATCGCTCAGGAAGAAAGTCGTTCCATTTCCGACAACGTCACTTGGGGCCAGCGCAAGCGCTTTGCAGATGGCAAGGTAAGCCTCGGGTACAAGCATTTTCTGGGCTACGAAAAAGGTGAAGATGGACTTCCCCAGATTGTCGAAGAGGAAGCCAAGATTGTGCGGTACATATATCGTGAATTCCTTCTGGGCAAAACCGGCTCTCATATTGCCAAGACGCTGACCGAGGCGGGAGTACCAACTCCGGGCGGTAAAAAGGAATGGCAAGCGTCTACGGTAATGAGCATCCTTCAGAATGAGAAGTACAAAGGCGCCGCCCTCCTCCAGAAGCAGTTCACCATTGATTTCCTTGAAAAGAAAATGAAGGTGAACGAAGGCGAGGTTCCACAGTATTACATCGAACACAGTCATGAACCGATCATAGACCCGGTTGATCACGAGCGCGTTCAGCTGGAGATTGGGCGCCGGAAGGGGCTTGATCGGCGGTACAGTTCCGCGCACCTGTTCTCTGCGAGAGTGATATGCGGGGACTGCGGTGGTTTTTACGGTCGAAAGCTCTGGCACTCAAATGACGTTTACCGTTCCTTTATTTGGCAGTGCAACGACAAATACAAAAAGGAGCACCGCTGCAAAACTCCGCATTTGACTGAAGAAAAGCTGAAGGAAGCCTTTGTGACAGCCCTCAATCAGCGGATGGAGTTCAAGGAAGAAACCCTTACCGCCTGCAGACTGGGTATTGGTGCCATGTGCGATCTCACGGAACTTGAAGCGGGCATTCGGACCATTACGGATGAAATTGCCGTTCTGGTTGAATTGTCCAGACAGCTGATTGAAGAAAACTCCCGCAGTGTTCAGGATCAGGACGAATATCAGCGCAAGCATGCTGCCTTGGTCGAACGATACGAAGAAGCTGATGGGCGGCTTAAGGCACTGCAGGCTGAACGAAGCCGACGGATGGATATTCGCAAGAACACGGAGTGGTTTATGGAGATTTTCAGTCAGCAGGAAGGACTTCTGGACGAGTTCGATGAGGGCTTGTTCTTCGCCCTCGCTGATGTGATG